TTGACACCATGTACGGCAAAGCCGACTTGCGCTATCTGCCTGACTTGCCCAAATATCGAACTCTAAGCCTGTCAAACTTAAAGAGCAACCAGTTTATTGAATTGGAAATAAAGGTGTCAGAAATTATTTTTAATTAGCGTAGTTCCAAGTCTGGATACACTACTTGTTTTTTAATTTTTTTTCTTTATGAAGATATGTGAAGGATAAAAGATTTTTTTGTTTTTTTTCTTTTTAAAGAAGCAAAAACCCCCCATGCGGTGCTGCGGCGTACACCAGCACACTTCATGTGCATTAAGTACGCCTGCGCCCCGCATGGGGGGTTTTTGCTGTTCGCCTTGTCAGCTTTTATTCAGTCCTTGTTCAGTCCCCAATGCAGAACGGCTTTTTTTTGTTTGTTGTTTTGCTTTGTTTTTTNCCCTCTTGTTATTCACTTTATTGCCGCTTTATTTGTTTTAATAAAAAGTTATAATTTTATTTGCTCTTATTGTATAGGGTAAAAATTGCTCCGCTTCGCTCCGCAATTTTCTAAATCATTTACCCCACCCACCCACCCACTTATTCTCTTAATTTTCTTAAACTTCAAATCTTGCTATTATGTTTTTTTTTCATTACTTTACATATAAACAAAATTAATATTTATTGTTCATTTTCTATTAGTTGTTATCTGCAATATTTTTTCACTGTCTTTAATCCTAGCTTTTATTTTCGCTCTACTTTTTTTCTTAATTTTCTTTTTCATTTTCCAATTATCTCTTTTCTTCCTTTGTTATTCGTTCTTTGTTTTTCCTCTCTTATCATTTCTTTGCTTTACACCAATTCCAATTTCTTTTTTACACGCCATTTATAACGTAATTTCCACATCGCAAATATTTTTCATAAGTAAATATTTATTTAGTAGGGGGACACCCCCTACGCTCCAAAGCCTACGGCTTTTCCGCTACCTCCGTGCAGGGGGCGCACCCCCTGCAACGTCCCCGCATGCGCCTTCGTAATCCGTCGCTTTCATTACACCCTATTACCTTTATGGTTTCAGACACTTTTTTATTCTCTTATACTTCGTTATCCGTTGCTTTTTATTCCACTCCATTATATTTTTCGCCATCACCCTTTTGGCATGGGTTTTGCTGATGTTGCGGTGAGCGCAACGCAAAACCCACGCCAACCCTACGGGTCAGGGTAATCATTCCCATTCTTAACCGTTAACATTTTTCACACCTTGCTACTCGGCAAACACGGCGAATATTTTTCGCATAACGGCGGTTTTTATCGCTTTTCATCGCATACACGGCGCAATTTTTTTTCATAATTGCGAATTTCCGCGTGGGTGTAGTCATCTGCATACATGGCGCATAATTCCAATCATGGCAATATTTTGGCAGGGTGTTTTGCCCCTACCGTAGCGTCAAGGGGGCGGAAAAAGTGAGCCCCCTCTGGCCGCTACGGTAGGGGCAAAACAATGTCGGCGGTTTTTGTAGTTTATTTCTTTTTTTTGCAACAAATATTTTTTTTGTCCGTAGGTTTTTTTTTAAGTTATATTATCGTGTTATGCGATATATTATCGTTGTTTGTTTATGCCGTCTTTCAGACGGTTAAATCATTTTAGGCGGTTAGTAATCGGCGCGGTTAAACAAGCACCGCGAAATTATTTATCGTGTAACACTTCGCCATATTAATTTATTAAAAAAAAATATTTTAAAAAAAATATTTTTTTTCTTGACAAAAAAAATAAAATAATATATATTTATATTTATAAAATATATCAGCAAAGTTATAATTGGTTTATATAGCCAGCTTTTTTAAAAGTTACTTTGCCCCACTTGGCTATTTTGGCTAGGCTTAAAACATTTTTATTTAATTTGTACCGCTTCTTTTTTGGGGTGTTTTATGACCTATTATCAAGTATGCGCCAATCATAAATTTTCAGGTGGTAAGCCTCAATTATCAAGCATATCTTTTCATAGCACATCAGAATTTTATCCTTATTTAGTTATGTCTTATTTAACACCTCTATCTTATTCACGCTTTTTTCACTCTGTGCCGGAAGCGTTACACTACATTGATTATTTATTTTCTCGCTATCCTAATAGCGGTCTTAGCTATCCAGTTTTAGACGCTCAACAAATTACTTTTTTTTAGGTTTCTTTGTCCTGTCGTTAGCACTGGACTATATTTTTATTTTTAGGAGTTTTTTATGTCAGAAGGAATTTATGATGATATTGAATTTAATTATTCAAAAATGCCCTTTGAAGTATGTGAAAAAGAAGAATTTGAAAAAACAGTATACACGCCAAAAATGTCTTTTGAATCATCGGAAATTATACGTCGGTTAGCTTGGTCGTTAAATCTACCAATGACAAAAGCGGTTGAAAGGTTAGTTAATGCGTTACCTGCCATTACAGACGCCGCTAAAATTTGTAATGCCTGTAAAAACAAGTCAGCCTGTAAAAATTGTATTTTTTGCAAATCTTTTACAGAAGAAGAAAAAGCCGCATTATTGGCTGCTCTGTAGTTTTCACTCCCTAGCCTTTTTTGGGCTAGGGTAATATTATTTTAAGGAGTATAATAATGAAATCTTGGAAACAGCGTTTAGAAGAAGGCGAAAAAGCGGAAGATATAATTTTTTCAGAACCCAAAATGGATTTATTTTCTTGGGAAAAAAAAATTGAAGAAGAAGGATTAAGCGAATACGGAAAAGAATATATTTTGCGTTGCGCCGAGCGTTTTAACCGTACATTAAAAGATTACGTTGATTAAAAATTGCCGTCCGTTGTTACATCGGACGGCAATTTTTTTAGCTGCTCTTTGTTTTCAAAATGACCATGTTATTTTTTGGACGTGTAACTAAAAATCCGTCCCGTTTCCTGAACCGTAAAAATAACTCTCCGTATTCCAGACTCTCCGTTGTTTGATCAAATTTTTTCAATTCGATACCGCGCCTATTACCATGTTGAATTCTTTTTGGATTCATAAAAATAGCAAACATTTCATCTTCTCCAATGTCAGCGATCTGCGGTAAAATATTCACTTCGTGATAGGGATACAAATCCAAACGACCGGGCATGGCTTCCGTAGGACGCCGCCAAATCGGGCGCCCTGTAGTATCTTCAATATTGGCAATATGATTGAGTACTGTCTCATTTATAAACCATGAACAATCCTTCCTTTCCTCCGCCGGAACTTTATAAACCGCATCGCGGAAATCTTTCCAAGTCAGATCATCAATCGTAGCACCTTTAATTTCCACTTTGGTAACATCGGCGCAAGCCATAGCCCCCGTGAATGGGTCATTGTCGGCTAACAAACATTGACGATCAAATTCCTGTCCGTAAGTTTCAGTAAACTCATCGATAAACATTGCGCCGAGTTCAATAAAAACATCTTCCTCGAATTCGTCAAACCACGGAATAAAACCTGCCAGAGTATAGGCTTTAAGTTCGACCCTTTCCGCTCCTTTGGGTTTTGACCCTTCAATTTTTTGACCGTAGGCGGTCAGCCAGTTTAATTGAACGCCGCCCCTATCCCTTGTAGGAAGGAAAATAGAAGGACCGAGCATAGGACGATGACGGACTAAAGACATCATCACAGATTTTTTTGCGACATCGGACATAATTTCCGTTTCATAAATCGGGTTAATCAAAAACTGTTCGTTGTTAGGCGACATATTCCCCATAGGTTCGCCCAATGCCGCCTTATTGATAACAAAACCTTTTTCGCCCCATGATACGTCTTTAGGGTTAGTCCAGTTATCCGATTTAAGATTAGGCGAAAAGCCAAATCAGCGAGAACCTTTTGATTTCCCGTCCACGCCGCCGCAATACCCTTGCCGAGATTGTAAAGCAGTTCCCGCCTTGAAAGTTCTCTGGGGCTTTTCGCCTGCCCCTTCATTTCTTCCCTCAAAGCCTTAACCGTACCTTTCAACGCTTCCACTTCGGTAGTTTCCTGAACGGTTATTGTTTCAAGCGTTTTTACAATATCTTCAAGAATTATCTCTTTTTCCTGAAAATACTCCGTAGCGGTTGCGGTGTTGGTAAACCCCGTCAACTCGATTTTCCTCATGTCGGCTATTTTTTTTCNTATAGCCTTTAGTAATTCGTCCATAGTTTACTCTCCCTTAAAATTATTTTTTGCAATGATTTTCATTGCTCATTGCCCTGTGTGTGAAACAAACCGCCCCAATAATCAAGCGCAATCCCGCTTTTCTCATTGCTCATTGCTGTTTGTTCATTGCTCTTTGCCAATGCGTAAGGATTAGCCGGAACATTACAAATTGAGAATTCCAATAATTCCTGTTTACGGAAAATTAAAGTCGTTCCGTCCTTACTGTCCTCTTTAGACGGAATTTCAATTTCAAGCACACGAAAGCCCACCGAGCCAGCCCGAATAACACCCGCCTTGACCCTCTCCCCGATAGACCACCCGAA